CTACATCTGCAAGTGACACAGGAACTGATGGTTCACCAATTGATGGTGACGCAGCTGTTGACACTTTAGCAGACGTTGTATCAGCGGCTAAAAAAGTTTTAGACAAGAATAGCGTACCAGAAGAAAACAGATGGCTAGTTGCACCACCTGAATTTTTCCAACAATTAAGAAAATCAGGTGCTAAACTTTCTGACCAATCAGTAATGGCTGATGGCGGTGCATCACAAATCAGAAATGGTATGGTTACAGACCGACCATTATTTGGTTTTAACATGTACTCAACAAATGCTATTGCCGTGTCTGGTGGAAGTGCTGCAAATCATACATTCGGTTCTGCTGGATCAAATGAATTTGCGTTCTTATACGGACATGCGTCAGGAGTTGCGACTGTAAATCACATCGCTAAAACTGAATTAATCAGAGACCCTGATTCATTCGCAGACGTAGTCAGAGGCTTACACGTTTTTGGAAGAAAAATTCTTAGAGACGAAGCAGTAAGATCTGGCGTAATAACAATCGGTTAATTAGGAGGATAATAGAGAACTATGGCTACTTATGACTTAACAGCAGCTGGTGGAACTACTGGACATCCGTCTAATGGTAGAACACCTTATTTAGTTGAAAATACAATTGACGTAGCGGCAATCAATGGCGACTCTGGAGCAGCACAAAATGATGTTCTTAGAGTACTTGACATCCCTGCAGAAACTTTAATCATGGAAGCTGGAATCGAGGTAATCACTGCATTATCTTCTTCAGTAACTCTTGATTTAGGTATCACAGGTGGTGACGTTGACAGATACGTTGATGGAGATACTAACGCTACAGGATTCTCTGCACCAACAGCTACAGCTAGAACTATAGTTGCAAGTGCAGATACTTTAGACGTATTAGTACTAAGTGCAGCAGCAGCAGCGGGTAAAATCCGTGTGTTCGCAGTACTTTGTGACGTATCAGGTATTGATGAAACTGACAGAAATACAGACTCTCAGCAAGACACTGCTGTTTAATCTGTTTAATATTAGAGGGGGCTATATGCCCCCTTTAACTAATACCCCTTGTAACATTTAGGAAACATATGACTATTCACGATTTAACAAAAAAAACTAATGCAAGCACAGGCCAAAGAATTATTAAATTAGGAAGTAATAATGATATGAGGGTTGATTACTTAGAAAATAAAATTAACAATCAAGAAAAAAAACTTGATAAAATATTAGAGTTATTACAAAATGGCAACAACTTATCTAACACTGACAAATAGAGTTCTTAGAGAACTTAACGAAACAGAATTAACTTCAAGTACGTTTGCCTCTAGCAGAGGAATACAAACTGCTATTAAAGATTTTGTAAATAAAGGTATTCACGATATCTATAATGAGACAGGTGAGATACCTTTATTGTATACTAGAACTACACAAAATTTATTTGTTGGTGATAACGAATATGATTTTCCAGCTGATTTTAGAAAAGCAGATATGGATTCATTTGTTCTTAAACCAACAGAATTAGTAACTAATGGTGAGTTTACATCTAATATAAATAGTTGGACAACTGGAGATGGATCACCATCTTATACATCTAGTGGTAATGGTAGATTAAATTTAAATGATGCAGCAGCATATCAAGCTATTAGCACTACAGTAAACAAAGAATATAAAATACAAGTTAGAGTTTTAAGTCCAAATAGTTCAAGCACTGGGCTAATTGTAAGAGTTGGAACATCTGCAGGTGGTACACAAAATTTAAATACTACAGCAGCTGTAACTAATTTTAGAGAAGGATTTATTTTAAATACTACATTTACAGCAACAGCACAAACTTCTTTTATTTATTTAGAAGCACCTAGTGTTCAGCTTGATGTAGACTATGTAAGAATATCTAGAAATGATATAGCATTAAGAAAATTAACATATATATCATATGATAATTATTTACAAATTCATAAAGTAACTGATGATACAAATAACAAAGGTAATTATTCAGCACCATTAAGAGTATATATATTACCTGATCATTCTGCATTTGGTGTAAGTCCAAGACCAAATACTAGTGAGTATACAGTAGCTTATGATTATTATACTACACATACAGATTTATCTGCACATGGTGACAATATGAGTTTACCAGATAGATTTGGTACATTGATTGTAGATAGAGCTAAGTATTATACTTATATGCTTAGATCAGATCCACAACATGCACAATTAGCAGATAGAGATTTTCAAAGAAAATTAAGATTATTAAAAGTAGACTACGCTACTAAAAATGACTATATGCGTAGTGACACAATTGCAGAAAGTATTGCTACAAATATAGGAGGCAGAGTTGCGTAATGGCTATTAGAGGAAAAGACGAAGAAACAAAAAATGGAATGACTATTATAACTAATATGAATGGTGAAAAAAGGGCAGATGAAAAATTAGAAGCTAAATATCAACCAGGTATAACATCAAAAGAATTAAATAAATTACCTGGAGATACTATTCAAGAAAAAATAGAAAAAAAATTAGGCATAAAAGTTATGCCAAATATTACGTTAGAAAAAGCTATAGAATTATTAAATAAAAATAAAGATAAAGATAGTTAGTAATGCCAGCAACGGATCTTATATCACCATTTGTAGTGAGTTGTGCAGGAGGCTTAACACTTAATAAAGATGTGTTTTCAATGCAACCTGGAGAAGCTCTTATACTACAAAACTTTGAGCCTGATATTAAAGGTGGATATAGACGTGTCAGTGGAACAGCACAATATAATACAACAATAGTACCACAAGGATCTAGCACTACAAGTCTAGTAGTAGATTGCTCAATTATATTTAATGGACAAGTAATTGTAGCTAGAGGTGGAGATATACATAGAGGTACAACTAGTGGTAGTTTTACAACTTTAACAACTGGATTAGGTACAGCAACTAGAGCATACGATTTTGAAAAATTTAATTTTAATGGTACAGATAAATTAATTATAGCAACAGGACATTCAGCTGCACAAATAATAGACTCAAGTTTTAGTGTAGATGTAGTAAATGCTACAGGTGGTGGAACTGCACCTACAAATCCTAAATTTGTAAAAGCATTTCAAAACCATATGTTTTATGCTGGTGCAAGTAATTCACAAGAAGTTATATTTAGTGTGCCATTTGCAGAAGATAATTTTACAACTGCTAGTGGTGCAGGATCATTTAAAGTTGACTCTACTGTAGTTGGTATGAAAGTATTTAGGAATGAATTAATTATATTTTGTCAAGATAGAATTTACAAATTAACAGGAACATCAACAAGTAATTTTGCAGTACAAGAAGTTACTAGAAATATTGGATGCAGAGATGGTGGTAGTATTCAGGAGATTGGTGGTGATGTTATATTTTTAGCACCAGATGGTTTAAGAACTATTGCTGGTACAGCTAGAATTGGTGACGTTGAACTAGGATCTATATCTAGACAAATACAATCTAGGATTGATGACATAGGATTAGATAGAATAACATCATTAGTTATTAGAGATAAATCACAGTATAGATTATTTTATCCAGTAGATGCTACTGGTCAATTGTCAACTAAAGGAATTATAGGTGTATTAAAAAATAATCCAAATACAGGATCTATTGGATTTGAATATGCAGATATGGTTGGTATCAAACCAGCTTGTACAGATTCAGATTTTATTAGTAATGTAGAAACACAAGTATTTGGTGGATATGATGGATTCATCTATAAAATGGAAACAGGAAATACTTTTGCTACGGGTGCAACTACAACTACTATTCAAGCAGTATATAGATCACCTGATATGGTAATGGGAGATCCAGGTATTAGAAAATATATGCAAAGAGTTAATTTAAACTATGAGGGTGAAGGAACATCTATTGATGCAAACCTAGCTCTTAGATATAATTATGATGACCAGAATAGCCCACAACCAAATAAGATTGCATTGCCTACAGTAGGTGGTGCTGGACAATATGGGGCTGCAACTTATGGTAGTTCATTATATGATGCATCAGGTGTTCCATTAGTAAGACAAACAGTAGAAGGATCTGGATTTGCAGTAGCATTACAAATAGATGATCAAAATAGTGCAGACTCATTTTCAGTTAAAGGATTTCAATTAGA